TCTGGTTCGTTATAAGGGCTGTTCAACGTGTACAGAAAAATGCCATTTCTTGTACATATCCAGAAAACGTGTACAGAAAACCGTAGAAATCTATACAGAAAGGAGTTTTAAACGGATGACAGATACACTAACAGCAAGCGAAGCCCTCTTTGGCTTTATGGGTTGGCTCACATCAAGAAAAGAATCGGTTACATTCTCATCCAGTCATAACGCTGCCATTGCTGCCGATCTGGTTGCGGAATTCTGCAAAGCCAACAATCTGGAAGAGCCGAGAAACGATTGGCATTTAAGTCTGGTACACCCACCCGCCGCCGATGAGGTGAAGGGGGTATGTGAATCCTGCGGTGAGAATACCCAGGTACAAAAGCACTATTACGAGACTGTGGACCGTGAGATTACAGTTTGTGATATCTGCTGGCAAGGTGTGCAAGAGCACATGAAGCACGATGTTGACGACTTAACCCATTATTAAAGCGATTCGGAGGAGATGATGACAGACGACATTCAACGGGCAAAAGAAGCGGCACAAAGAGCCGTTGAATGGTTCCAAACCAAAGAAGGAGCCGAGGCCATTATCAAAATGAAAGAAGATATGAAGCAACGCCGTCAATATATGTGGTCTATCCGATCTGGTTGTAAATGTGCCGCCTGTTACTACAGGTTTATGCAGTAACCGTACCCTGTAATGCATCTTATATTCAACGAAAGGAACCCAATGGAAACCAGAACAGAGAAATGGAATAAGAGATTCATGGCCCTGGCCCACGAAGTGGCAGGCTGGAGCAAGGACCAGTCTACCAAGGTCGGTTGCGTCATTGTCGGCCCCAATAACGAGATTCGTTCCACCGGTTACAACGGATTTCCCCGGGGTGTAGATGATACGGTTCCAGCCAGGCATGAACGGCCAGCAAAATATAAATGGACTGAACACGCTGAACGCAACGCTATTTATAACGCGGCATTTACCGGGGTTTCCCTGAAAGGATGTCGCATATACATCCCCTGGTATCCCTGTGCCGACTGTTGCCGGGCGATTATCCAGGCAGGCATCAGGGAGATTATTGCCTATGAACCGGAATCCTCTCATGCCACCTGGGGGGAAGATTTCATTGTTTCCAGCGAAATGATCAAAGAAGCCGGCATTAAGCTGACATTTCTGGAGGATAAATGCTAAATGGCCTGGATTTATTTAGCGGAATCGGAGGAATCACCCTTGCCCTGGCTCCCTGGGTGCGACCGGTCGCCTATTGTGAAAACGACCGATACGCTCAATCTGTCCTCTTATCCAGAATGGCTGAATCTGTCATACCACTTGCCCCTATCTGGGACGATGTTAGAACCCTGGACGGATCATCCCTCCCTGAAATTGACATCATTTCCGGAGGATTCCCTTGCCAGGATATCAGCTCTGCTGGACCTGGAAAGGGCTTGGAAGGTGAGCGAAGCGGGCTTTATTGGGAAATGTATCGGCTCATTGGCGAACTTAAACCCCGATTCGTCTTTTTGGAAAACGTGCCTTTCATCACTTCAAGAGGTGGTTGCCAGGTGGTTGAATCACTTACCGCAATCGGGTATGACTGTCGATGGACAATTCTGCCAGCCGCTGCAATTGGAGCAGCCCACCTTAGAAAACGTTGGTTCCTACTGGCCCACCATAACGGCAAGGGATTGGAGAAATACCAGGGGGAGAAGCCGAGGCGAGAGCAGTGGGAAAGACATCATACACTTCCTAAGCCTATTCCATCAGGGCAAACCTGTCCAATTGAAGCCGTCATGGACAGAGCAATACATGGGGTACCCTACCGGGCACACCGAATTAAATGCCTTGGTAACTCGGTGGTACCGCTCCAGGCGCGGACGGCGTTCATGCGCTTGATGGGCCTTTGCACATAATGCTTATTATGAGACTCCAAATCTGAATCGGAAAATGCACAACAGTAAATGTAATCCAATATAGTTTACTCTCGGAGGTAAAAAAATATCGTGGAAACACCTGATAACACTGAAGCGAAAGAGAACCAAAATGGTTCGTTTACGAATAACAGAGACACCAGCACCTATATCCTCAGCGAAATTGAAGGCGCACTTGCTAAAAATCTAAAGGCAATCAACGAACAAAATGAGATGGTGTTATCTGCCTTTGAAAAGATGAAGGCCCACTATAAGCCATCAGCTATTGACGGTAAAAAATGGGGTGAGCACGTTGCCTTATCAATGGGTTACGAGCTGGCCAACAGGCAAAAAGAAACCCTGTATAACGCTATGGTTGCTATTGTTGCTGAAAACGGGGCTTATTCCGATATAGATGACTTTATGCGCTATTACAGCGGGCTTACTGAAAGGCAGATGAAGCATCACCCGAGGGAGCACCGGATCATTTACCAGGCTCTACGGGAGTACCGGCAGTATTTATAAACCCTGTTTTGCACATAACGTCCGTTATCTTACCCCGTTATAGAACACAGAAAGGATCAAGATGGTAAAAGAAATCCCTTTAAATAAAGGTAAAGTTACCTTGGTAGATGACGAAGACTACGAGATGTACAAGGATCATAGATGGTTCATCCGTGAAGGCTATGTTATTGGGCTGGGGGAAGTGTTCAAAGGCAAGAGATTACACCGGCTTATAATGAATCCTCCTGATGGCATGGTTGTTGACCATCGCAATGGCGATCCTTTGGATAATAGGCGGGAGAATCTCCGAGTGTGTGAGATAAAAGGTAATGCAAGGAACCGCCGTCCAAATACTGGGTATAAATACAAAGGTGTTCGTTTCACCGATGGTAAATGGTTAGCTCGCATTACTGTCAATGCTACCAAACTCCACCTAGGGTACTTCGCCTCAGAGGAGGAGGCAGCAAGTGCCTATAATGCAGCGGCTCTACATTACTATGGGGAGTTTGCCTGGTTGAATGAAGGGGTTCCGACTGTGGAGTACAGAGAACCAAGACGCCGAACAAACCCATATAAAGGAGTATCGTTTCATAAACGTATAGGGAAATGGGTGGCTCAAATTGCAGTCAACCGGAAGGCGAAGCAGTTGGGTTACTTTAATACCGCAGAAGATGCCAGGGACGCCTATCTGGAAATGAAAGAATTGTTGAAAGCAGATCCTGAAGCTTTGCAGTTATATTTTGGCTCGTAATCACTTCCCAAAATCAACCAACCCCAGGTCATCCAATGAAAACTTCCAGCCATTGGACAGGTAAAACCGGATCTTCTCCAGTCCTATCTCCTGGTAGCGCTCGTAGTGCACCACCTCGGCCCCTGATTCCTTCAGCATGTTCTCTAGAACCCAGCGTTGGCGCTTGGTCATTCCGATTTTATCGAGGTTCACATATCGACCGCTCATGAAATTCCAATCTAGAAAACACTACTGACTTAACTTTCCAGGATCATACACAAGTTTAATTAATTAAATATTTCATGATCTGATGATCATAATGAGCCAGAAACCCGCCCAGCCTGATTTGTAACCAATCCCGTGGCCTTGCCAGAATTGGTCGAATAACCTACTTCCCACCGTTGGCCTGACGGTGGTACAATAGACTTAGCTTTTTAATCATTTGAAGAAATTCAGCCTCTTGTTAGCGCAAGAGGTTTATTATTTTGTGGCTGTTACCTCCTGAAACGATCTCTATCCTTTTGACATGCTCATGTTATATGATCTTCTCGGAAGTGCAAGATCCTTCTTCATGCGGCTTCCAGGAACTTATTTTACCTTCATTTATCATCTAGCGGAAGATTGTGGAACTTCAATGAACCAATGGGTCGAGATCGACAATAAAAGATACTTTGTCATGCAACAGCGGGATGCTAAGGCTATCCTGGGTATCAGCAACCGAGTCTTTAGCGATGATGCTAAAGAAGGGGGTTGGCGCAAAGATAAAGGGCCAGCACAAGCTGTTTACTACTATGTCCCGGAAGAATATTATCAGCGTCGCATTAAGTATAAAGTGGAGGTTCCAGAACCCTCCACAATGGATCAACAAGAAGCATCAATAAACATCATTGAACCTCAAGCAACCCCCTTCCAGGAAGTTCCACCATCCACCATGAAGATCTTGGAGAAGATTGAGGAGGTTTATAGAACCGCCCTGGATGAAAAAGAAGCTCGTCTTAAGCAGATGGAAGCCCAGATGAAGCAGCTAGAGGAAACAAAGAACCAGGTTATTGAATCCAAAAATAGCGAAATCAAGGGTTTAAACCATATGTTGGAGAATGCCCAGAGCCAGCTAGTTAAGTATCGGGAAGAGAAGAAGCAGCCAGATAAACCCTGGTGGGCCTTCTGGAAGTGATATAATAGACTTACCCCTACGCAGGCATTACGAACCGGGCATCAAGGGGTACGGATGCTTCCCTGCGTACCTCCGTGGAAGGATAGCTAAGGGTTTCCTAGGTAACGCCCTTTACCCCGAGTCCAGGGGCCACGGCTCCCCCTGTTGCTTTAAAAATTTCCAATAAAAAAGCCCCTGGCTTTTACACCAGGGGGCACTATCAAGGAACTGCGTTGGATATGTAGGTTATCAGGGTAAAAGTCGGAGATGTTTCTTCTTGTAAAACCCGCAGTTTTCCACCCCAAAGTTCTGAGTCGGCTCAACCATTCCAGCAGCCAATGCCTCCATCAAGGGACATAGTTCATCCATGTTGGTCTGATGGACACAGGTATAGCATTGATCCGTTTTCTCAATATGAATAGTATCATCGTAGTACATGGCGGCAAAAAAAGACCCCGGGGTGGTTACCCCCGGGCTCGGATAGAGAGATTGGTTAAACTTTGACGCTGGCTACAATGGTGTCTTCAAGCTCATCTGCCTTGCGGAGCAGAGCATTGATCAACACCAGAATGATAGCCCGGGCTAAGAAGACCCCCCGGTCTTTCAGCAGCTTGGCATCTTCCATGGAGATCCCCAATTCCTGCAGTTTCTCTAGGGGCAGTTTGTTCACCAGCTTGATCACCTGGTCTTCCAGGTAGGTGACAATGGGGACTTTCTGTTCCTCCAGCAGGTCAAACCCTTTTTTGACCAGCAGGTTCAGGCCGAAATTAACCAGGAATTTTTTCAATCCGTTGAACATGGGAATCTCCTTCTAAGTTGCGCAACCGGGAGGACTCGAACCCCCGTCAGAAGCCGCTGGCCCCTGCTCTACCTCTGAGCTACGGTTGCTGGTGTAAAACATCTCACTCTTTCCCATTACGGGAAAATCCTTTTTAACTGCTTGTAGATAGTGAATGCTCCCGGGCGCTGATCCACAATATCAATCCACTTCCGGCCACCATGACCATCCGGGATGGTGCCACGGAGCCGCATGTCCATATGCTCCCGGTCATAGTTGTTCATCACGTAGGGAGACTTGTCGGCTGAACCATAGGCCGCGCCGTTGTACCGGTAGATGGCTTGCTTTACCAGATCATCAGGGCTGGTCAGAGTCAGGTTCCCATCCACCTTTTTCTGAAGGTGGCAGGCTGCCAGAACCCCGCCGGCATAAAAGTCATTGATGCCCTTTTTGATGATGGCTTCTTTTTCTTCCGGGGTGGTCTTGGTGAACTGGTACAGGTATTTATACAGGGTCTGATCGGGTGGCGGTGGATCAAACTGCCAGGGGCCTCCCGGGGTCTTGGGGGGGCTGACCGAGAAGGATTCCCGGTACCAGATTGCGGCCATGGCCTGCCAGGGAACATTGGTGAGCTGCTGGATTTTTTTCAGAATCGGATAGGCCTTTTGGACTTTTCGGATCTGACTTGGGGTTAATCCTTGCATTAGAAAAATATCCTCCCGCCACTACCAGCCCCTGTGGAAGCAAAGGGCTGGTCTTCATCCAGAACAATTTTGAACATCGGTAAAATGGTGCTGGTATCGGTCCAGCTGGTGCCGTTGTAATAAGTTAAGCTGGCCCCGAGGGGTTTCAACGCCAGGGAATTGGCGTCGTTGTGCCAGTTGTAAACCCGGGTGGCAATATAGTTGGTACTGGCATCACTTTGGGTAGTTTCGCCAATAACCCCCCGAATAGTGGTCCCGGGTTCAATCTCTTGGATAGAGCTAAAGGGTAAATAAGCATAGACCACACTGGCACTAGTGCCGACTGCGCCAATCGGAAAGGTGGCTGCCGAAGTCGCCAACAATGTCGTATCGTTGTACAGCCGGAAACGAACATCCCCAGTAGGGGTGCCGCTTTTAAAGACAGGAAACAACAGCCCTTTGATCCGCCACTTGGCATTACTAGGGGTAGTCAGTTTAAAACCAACTTCGCGCCCGGAGTAAACAATATTGGTGGTATCATTTCCAGCGCCAAAGTAGGGGAATCCCTCAAAGGTGCCGTCAGTATATTCCACTCGGAACGAAGTAAGAGAGTTATCCAGGGTTGAGTAAGAGGTTCCTGAGTTGGTGGAAATGTTATAGTTCCAGCCCCAGGTGCCTCCTGTGGACCCATTTTCAATTAACCCACTGTCGGCAGCCCCTACTAAAAGGGTGGCAAAATTGGTGCCTGCTGACGCGTTTTGGTTCCGGATCACCAAATGGTATTTGGTGTGAGCGGTAACGGCTTGATTGAATCCGGTAAACTCAATAAAGGATGCCCCTGTTGGAACCGCCGTCAGTGTAGAAGAGTTTGCCAATGACGTACTGGTTGGCTTTCCAGCAGTGGTATCCGAGGTCATGATATCAAGGCGTAAATCTCCTGGGGCCAAAGTGCCCGTAACAGACACGACCCGGACAATAACTTTGCTGACAGTCTTACTGACTGTAGGGATAAAGGTATAAGCAACCCGGTTCGTAGTGTTGTTGGTATTCGAATTATTTTCAAGAGACCCTGTGCTGAGGCCGGAAAGTGGCCCAATAGCATAGACATTGTTTTGCGGTGTGCCTGCTGGCGCTTGAAGAGGTAGTAATACTGCTAACAGAGCGGCAAGAAATAGAGATATAAGACGCTTCATCAAAAGAATAGCCCCCCGCCGCCTGGGATCTCCCGGATATCTAAAATCCCCTGGGGCAACCGGGTGTTGTATTCCGTCCAGTTATCCCCGCTGTCCGTGCTTTCGGCATAGAAATAGGTGCCGTTCATCGGCAGAAGCGCACTGGCCAAAGTGGAATTCACATCATGGTAGTAATAGGTATGGGTGCCGGATGTGGACCCCTGCCAGATCTCCAACCGGTATTTCTGGTTGGCGTTTAACCGGGTGGTGTGGTGTGCTGATGGTGTCGCAAAGAACACCACCGTATCGGCGTTCGCTTCAATGGAGCCGTCACCATATGGGGTTGCGGTCCAGACAATTTGACCCGTCGTCACGTTGCGAAGCTGGTAATGGTAATCTGCTGTGGAGCCAAGGGATCGAATATGGGTTAATTTTGCCCCGTACAGGTAACAATCCCGTTGTGGCGTAAAAGTGATTCCATACCGCTTGGTTGAGGAAAGCACCACCGAGGTTTTAGCAGTTCCCACGCCAAGGGTTGGAGAATAGGCGGAGCCATTTGCATATTCCAGAATCACAATGGGGTTATGGGTGGCGGTGTTGCCATTGGTCACCAGGTTGGACCGGCCCCCGGTGGTGGTAATGCCAGAGGTGGCTACCAAGTGGCGTTCTGGCATTTTTAATGCCGTGTAGGTTATCGCCCCGGATAATTCCCCATAGCGTTGAATCGTCACATGGTTTGAAGCGTCATAAACGGTGCCAGAGCTGGCAGGCGCAAACATGACCCAGATGGGCGGGCCGGTAAAGGAGATGGATGCCGGGGTGTCAAACGCTACCCGTTTCCAGCCGGCTCCAGCCGTGACCGTATAGGTCTTGGTGAGATTGGCATGCACCAGGGTCCCGGAGGGCTTGCCGTTGCCGTCATCCGTTTCAATCCGAATGTCCATGTTTGGAGTCAGGGTGTTAGCGGTCTGGTAGAACCAGATGGCCGCCAGTGGGCTGGAGACATTGGGCGGAAGCACTGAAAAAGCCAGCCCTTCCCCGGTGCCGTTCAAGTTGGCCGTGTTAAAGGTATAGGTCGATAGGAACTGGTGGGGCATCTGCACCAGCCCGTTGTCTGCCGCCTGAGCAGGCAGGGCCAGAAGGGCCGCCAGGAATAATGCAACAAGGCGTTTCATTATTTGGTTACCGGGTGAAACCGTTCGGCCTGGATGAAGTACAGAATCATCGGCCCGGTAATGGCCGCACTGCTCTGAAACTTGATGGCGTTTCCAATCTGGCTGACAAAAATCATCCCCTCTCCGATGCCTTTCACAATGCCGCCATTAGCGCCCATCTCCAGCATCATCTGGGGGTCTGTGCCCTCCGTGAACTTCACGTTATGGGCGGTTCCTTCAGCATAGCTGATGCCGATTAATGCCCCCATCTTGGTGCTGTCCGGGGTGAATGCCGTGACATCGGTATCCACGGTGTCAATGGTGCATTCCACAGGTGTAACTTCAGTAGCCCCATACAAGGAGATGGGGAGATCTGTTTTGGCGGTACAGGAGTTTGCGGCGTAAGCAGCACTGTTTAACAGGCTGACAAGTGCCAGCCCGGCAAGTAGTCTTTTCAATTCTCGGACTCCTATGTCTGTTCTTTTAAACGAAATACTTCATCCAGAACCTGGCGATACCGTTCTTCACAGGCTTTGACCTCCCCCTCGAAGGCGGTAATCAACCGTTCATTGTTTTTCTCGAACTTGTCCAGCATCTTGTTGGCGAATTTCCAGAACAGGCTGGCAAACACCAGGGAAATAACCAGGCCGCTGGCAGGGCCAATCAGCCATTCAGGGGGTATATTAAAGGGCATTATTACGCTCCGGTTATGGGGTGGGGTCCTAGGTCCACAGGCCAGATGGCCTTTAGGGCTTCTGGGGTTAAAGCGGCATCAATCTCAGGAATTGCAGTGATATCCCGCAGTTTCTTTTTCTGGTTGGCAATTTCCTTTTTCTTCTGGGTGTTCCCATCTTCATCCGCCCGCTGATATTCAATATCCAAGGCTTCAAGGATGGGTTTTCTGGCCTCTCTCATTTTGTTACGCCAGATCCCCCGGGCTTTATCCATGTTGATTTTGATACTCATTCTTCATACTCCCAGGCGTTTCTAAAGGTCCTATCACTGGGGACTTCGGAAACGTTAACGATTTTATAAGGCTTGCCTGTTGGCACATCTTTTGCGGCGATTTCTTCAATCGTTAAACCGCTATTAGGGGCGGGGACAATGATGGCAACGCCCCCTTCATCTGTTGGATACAGGATTCGCTCCATTAGTTCACATCTCCGTAAAGTACAACGTTAATCCACTCGAAATCAGTCAGGGCAAAAGAGGAGTTGAGAGTCCCTAATTGCCAGCTTGAGCCTGATCCGTCACTGTTTCGAGGTCCCCATAAAGCTGCGTAGGTGGTTCCACTGGACCCCCGCCCGGCAGCCCCTGTGCCACACCAGTTCCCGGCAACGGAGTTGGTATTAACAACGTAAATCCCAGTGCCCCCATCCGTAATGCTGCTGACATTATAGGAATCCCGAATAGCAACAGTCCCAGTCCCGTTAAAAACCACCCAGGCTTTTGCGGCACTGTCATGGTATTGCTGGCGTCCTGGGGTCACAAACTTAGAGGTGCTTGAGCCGGTTTCCTGGTCTGATTGAGTGGCTGCCGTTCCAGCTGCTCCAAAACCTATCTCACACCATTTAGACAGGGCCGCACTGTAAACCAGGATTAAAGCTTTGTCGTCTTCATCCAGGGATATATCCCCACCAGAGGCAAGGAGGATATTGCCGGTATTATGTTTAACAACTACGGTCCGCCCATCATTTTCAGCCTGGATGATCAAGATCCTCCCGGCAGCACCCCCATTAATGGTGTCCAGGTCATCAGAGGCAGCGTCCCCTTCGGTGTCAATAGTATGATAGCTACCTGTAGCAGTAATGGCACCTGTAGCAATGGTTAGCTCCCCGGCATCGGTAAAGGTCACCCCGGCATCCTTCAGAATGACCCCGTCAATGGTAACCCCGGCAGCGCTGGTACGTTCTACAATCTTATCCACTAGGATAGGAGTTGTGGCGTGACTGAAGGTATTGGTGCCACTATGGGTATTATTGCCGCTAAAGGTGTTGTTCCCTGAAACCGTATTCACCCCGGCCCGGGACATTTTCCCATTCAGGGTGGTAATTATCTGGTTGAATTCCCCGTCCACCTGCCCGGACTGAGCTGAGGTATTCGGGGTAAAGTCGTATAAACGACTGATATCGTCATCAGCCATATCGGCGCTCTCCTATAGAGTAACAAAAGCTTTCAATGAGAAGCCCCGCTTTTGAGGGCGGGGCCAGTAACCGTTAGAAAAGAAATTTGCTTAACAGGCTTCTAATAGAATCGTAGGTGCTTTTTGCTTCATCTCCAGGCAAGATGGGACGCTTTCAGCAAAAGCCATTACCCGCTCTTTGGCATAAATAAAGATATCTTTGTAATACATACCTTGCATCATCCCCTTTCTAATGGCTTGTTCCGCAACAATTTCAGCCATTGACAAGGTTCTTAAAGAGTAATTATCTAGCAGATCTCGTAATCCGTTAGGTACGGTATTGCCATCAATTAGCCCTAAGCACTTATAGGTCATATTCGTAATGTTTTTATAATACCTGATTGCGTTTTTGGAACCTTGGGACGTGGAGTAGTTTACAAAATCTTGAAGAACATCAGTCAACTCTCTGCGAATCTCTTTACCCTCTGACCTTAGTTCTTTCCAGTCACCCATTTTCTGCCTTTGGAGAGCTTCTTCCATAGCATCAAAGGCATTGATAAAGTCTTCTTTGAATCTATCGGCTTTTTGCCCAGTGAATCCCATGACCAAAAAAGAGAACCCACTCTTTGTCATCAAATACATGGGCTGATTATTACCCCTGTCGTCTTTGTATTTATGTGGCGCAAAATTGCGCCGCTTGAATTCATCAGAGCATCCTAATTTTGATATGGCTTTTAATACATCTTTATGCCGTTTCTCAAAATACTCAGCAATATTTAAGGACGATGTTAAAACTTGATTGCGAACAATCTTAACTTCAGGTTTTACAATTTGTAATTGGGTCATATCTACCTCTATCTTTCATTTTCTAACGGGAAACCCCGGCTATGAAGCCAGGGTTTGGGGAATTGCTTGGGCTCTATACCACAACAGGTAATCACGTAGTACCCGCAGGTCTTCATCGGTTAGCAGTTTTAAAAGGGCTTGGCGTTCAGTGGAGGTCATGCTACTTCCTCCAGCACTGACTGTGTAAAATACTGGGTTTCAAATAGATATAGAAACTCGTCAATCTCCCCGAGAGACAGACCTTCAAAGAATTCCCAAACTACATCACGGTTACTCATGCTTATCTCCTAACTGTTTTGACGTATTGCTCATTTTTGAGTAATATTATGTTATTCAGATTTGAGGTATATGTCAATACTGAGAGATAACGCAAAAGTGAGTACTACACCCGTATGAGTAATTTAGCTATTATTCAACTCATGTCGAATTTCACTGAGCGGCTTGAGTCACACTTAGCAAAGATAAACAAGACTCCTTACTGGCTTTGGAAAGAAAGCAAGTTAAGCCAGACGGTTGTTTACAATGTTGTTAGTGGCAAACGAACTCCCACGGATGAAGTCTTAAAGGCTTTTGCCGGGGTGGAAGGTTTAGGTTTGGATTATGAAACTCTGGTGTCTTGGCGGGTTGTGGACGAGTATCCCAAAGGGGTTCTCTTAAAGGCTTGTAAGCAGTTAAAAACCTAGTTGGCTTCCTTCAGGAACGGCATTGCCGTTGTCTTCAGGCTTTCATAGTATTCATCTTCTGATATTTCTCCTTCAAAAAGTTCTCTGGTAGATCTGAGAACTTTTTGGAGTCTGGGATTCCCTAATGGGTTGCGGATTGTAGTTGATAAGGATAACCCAGCATCAGCAAGATCCATCCCCATCCCTGCATAATCTTGATAGGAAAACTTTTCGGCAGCCTTGCCGACACTGGACCCGAAACGCTGGAAAGCACGTGTCACCATCTGTGAGCTAATGCCAAGCGCTGTTATTCCGCCAGGCCTAACCAATTTCCCTATAGGGGTTAAATTCTGCTCTTCCCAATCGCTATATCCAGGGTCTGACTTTTTCAAGATAAATGCCAGTGGCTCAGGAATAACGGCAGCCTGTCCCCCGAGTGCCATCGTAAGTCCTGCCCAGGTTGCCAAACCTCTTGCAGCATTTGAGGCTGTCTGCGGGTTGGTCAGCCCTACAATCATGCTTCCTAGAAGATGGTAGGTCCCAAGGGTGTAGTTTGTGAATGTCAGAATCCCACGGCCTAAAGGGTTGCGGGTGATACGGCTGTCATTTCCAAGACGATTCTTGAAAGCGATCTTTTCAATCCCCTCTGTCCCCTTGGCGGCCCAAGCAATGTTTTTAAGAGGGCGGTCGGTTATAGCCATAACACTGTCGGCAAGCTTATTATATGCTTGTGATGCTTTAATAACTGGATTATTTGTGGGCTGATCGGGGAACCCATAATAACCTTTAGCCTCTAGCTCAGGAATCTTCGCCCACAGATTCCCGTCAGTTTCTTCTAATGCCTTAACAACCGCCTTACCTGCTCCTCTAACCCCGTAAACGGTGGGTAGTTTTACAATCAATTCAAATGGGTTGCCGGCCAAAATATTTCCTGAGAAATCAACATTATTAGCGGTGACGTTGGAAATAACCCAAGTAAGAATATTCCCCTGCTTACCGTAGAATGGATAGCCTTCCTCTAAATCCCGGAACCAGTGCTTTGCTTCGCCTTGCAATGAAGCTGGCAGTGATTCCAAGTCAATGCCTTTTATTACCTTGCGTAGCCCGTTTCTATACTCCCCCTTAGCGCTCCCCAAGCGAGACATATTGGCATATGCGAATGAATCAACATAGTCCAAGATAGGGGTGGTTACGCTTTCTGGTAAGTAATCGGTGGGTTTCAAACCATGGGTAAGCACTCCTCTGATATTCAAGGGGGAATGCTCTGTGATAGGAACTATATGATCATCGAGAAAGTTGTCAAAGGTATCGCTTAAATGCTGATTGCCATCTTCTAATGACTCAGAGCCGCCTTTAGAGCGAGTATTATGGTAAAGTGACTTGCCCGATTTATCAAGCTTGTCAACAGCTCCGTCGGTTGCAATAACGCCGCCGCTGTCCATCATTCCGGCAAGCTTGCCTATTACATTATCCGGGGTGCATGCGTCAGTCATAAGGGCCTCATTTTACCTTAAACCCAAAAAGCGAACAAAGCCTTTTAAGTTGCATCATATCCTTATTCAGGCTTGCTTTTAGGATGTCAAAATCAGCATCATCGAATCGTCCTTTTTTCTGGACTTCCCTTAGAAGCTTTTGTGTCTCTGGAGGCAGGGCCTTGAATACATCAGATTTGTAGAATTCTTTCAAAGCATCAGCATTTCTCATTGCTTCACTCGTCAGAATCCCCTCCTTGGCCTCTTTGCGGTTTAGCAGGTCATCCACGTTAAACGTGCCGTCAACTACCCCATGCTTGGCATACAATCCCTTGAATGCCGGTCTGTCGGTAATCTGCCCCACAGTGGTAATCACGCTGCCTTCAGGCGTCTCTGTGAGGTAGTACATCCGAGGATGTCCATTCTCGTTATCCAGATACACCCCAATCCCTTTGTCATTCTTGAACCAACCCCGGATACTGGCATCCGTCCGTTCAGTCTTAACTTTCCCTTTGCGGGTGATCTTTACAGCCTTGTCAGTTCTGCCGGTAATCTCCGCCTGGTACTCAACCCGGATGATCTTATCCTGTTCAAACGCTTGCTGCAGCTTTTCCGCCTTGCCCATTAATGCCTTAGGAATTGCGTCCTTGACATCATCAAAACTTTGGAGCCTGGTATCAGGGATTTGCCTTCCGACACCAGTAACAGGGTCATAATCGGACCGCATCACATCGGGTAGGTTAGGGTTAATCTCAGTTAACTTAGCCCTTAACTCTTTGGCTTCCTGAGACCTGGGTTTCTTCAGAATCTCCCGGATTTCATCAGTGTTCTTTCCAGTTGCCTCAATGGCCTTCTGGATGGTGGCGTTTAACGCTTTTTGCGACTGGTTGTGACCAGGCTTCTTTTGGGTTGTGTCTGACGCTTTCTGCCCTTGGGCATCTGACTGCCCTTTTTGCTGTTGGCCTTTCTTTTGTGCATTATCCACATCTTTCTGGATTTTAGCCTTTAACATCTTGCCCTGGCGGGGAGAGATATGCCCTGACTGCTCTAGGATGTCCACATCTTTCAGCAGCCGCTCCAATTCAGGGATATTAACGGTTTTGGCAGTGGCGGCAGCTTTATTCTTCAGCCATTTATACGCCTGGGCTGTCCCCTTCAGGGTCATATCCTTATCAGGCACCCGCTTGCCGACCCGCAGGCGTTGATACTGGGGATTGTTAATCAGCATATTCGGTTGAGGTTTAGCAGGTAGTGGCTCCAGCTTAGGGAGCTTGAAAGGGGTAACTGTATTTGGGTTAAAGGTCTTGGTGACCCCGCCAATCAACTTGGGAATCATCGGAGCTGCTGTTCCTAGTACCCCACCCAGTGCAGCAGATTGTAACCGCTGATCATTGGGTTGTTTATACAGTCCAGCTGTAGCTGCCCCGGATAAACCGAGTTGAGCCGCCTGAGGGAGCTTTGCCAGTAACGGGAGCTTGCTAATTCCTTTGTCTGCCAGTAGAGTTGGTGCGATTGCCGAGGTAAGTTCATAGGCGCCACCCATCACTTGTTCTGGCAACCCAAACTGGTTTTGTTGTCTTAAGCGGGCTTCAATCGCTTTAGCCGGTTGATCCAGATACCCCATAGAAATCCCCTGCCACGCACGGGTGGTTGGGTAGGCCATCTTCAACAAAGTTGTTGCTAAGGGGTTGCTTATTGATTGTGAGGCAGGGGCTGCAGCGGGTTTTTGAAGATGAGCAGGCTTTATCTCAATAGCCTGCGGGAGAACAACTTCATTGATATATTGGATCTGTTCATTTCTCGGAGCTTTGGCAAACTCAGGGTCTTGTTTTGGCAGGTAATCCTCTAGCAGGTACTGGAACTGCTCATCTGGTGGGGCTGCCTGAAATGCTGTATCAGCCTTAAGGGCTGTGAATTCAGCCCCTGCCTGTAGGGGTTGGGCCATTACTGCTTACTTTGCTTCCACTTGGCGAAACTGCTGCCAGCATTATCCAGCTTTTGTTTCCCGGAATTGCCAAAAGGAGAAACCTTTCGGTCGTACGGCAAGGTTAACAGTGGCTTCATCTGCAAGCTGTTGGGGTTGCTGATATAGTCACTTAGAGTTTTAGATGCTTCTTCCGCTTCTGGTGAGCCTTTCCCAAAAGCTCTTTCTGCTCTTTCTGCGGCCTTAGATAAAGCATCTACAGTGGAGTTGAAGTTATCTTTGCTCCCCCCTGGTAGAATATCCTGGGGTTGAATCTGTCCACTTTCTAGCAATGTGCTGTATAACCCCGCCATAGATGGCTGAGGAGCAGGTCTTGGACCAAAGCCATACCCCCCCAAGCCTGCTTTGGTAGCTTCATAAACAGCTTTCTGGTGTTCAATTAATGCCTTCCGGTATTCCTTCAGGTTATCAATCTCCTGCTGATTCTGGTATTGGTCAACCTTTTTCTGCGTGCCTTCCACTCCAGTCTTAACCGCTCCAGCAAATTCCTTAGGAATATCAGTAGCGTAATTATGCCAGTTGAAGCCGGGAGGTAATTGCATGGGTTTAGCCATCGCTTCTAAGCCGCCTCGGATTACAGGTTGTTGCCCCCCTCCAGTAACTCCTTCAGGGGAGTTTGTTTCTCCTGGTTTCTTGGGTGGGTTTTTGTATAAATCGTAACCAGTATCATAGGCATTCTGATAGTTGGATTTTGCCCCCAGCATGTTCATAACTCTTTCACGGCCTTCAGAATTAGCTTTATGTAAAGCCATAACCTGTTCAGGCGACATATACCGCCCCTGGGTGTCAAACTGGCCTGTCTTTGCCTCTCTAGTGGCTGTATCCCCAAAATTAACACCTTCTTGGGCTTGGAGTATGTAAGGAATAGCTGAAATATCCCCATAATAACCATTCTCTAAGTCAGGGTTTCCGAAAGCTTGAGCTAACCCTTGCCCGATTTGCTGGCGCCCTTTTTGCTCCATTGCAAATCGGAGCTTCTGGTTTTTACCCCCTATATAAGCCTGACGTCCCCCATATAACAGATTAGCTGCCGGGGCGCTAGGGAATGCTGTTCTGTAGGCGCTAATCAGGATATCTGCAAGACCCCCGCCAAAGGGGTTAAAGCTTTGTTCAGCCATTAGCTGTAATACCTCATCATTGCATCCGTTAACATCGGCCTGGGGCGCTTCATGTTGCCAAAAGGCATAACAGGCTCAAAAGGGTTCATCTGGTTATTCAGCCCCGCTATGGGCATGGGCTGCGCTTCCATCCCCCGAAGCTGGATATAGTCTTCATCCTGCTGCTGAGGCCCTGATAAAACCTGCCCCCACTGCTGTAGCCCTTTAAGTTTCTCAGCCGTCAGCATTCCTTTAAGCCCTCCGGCGGTCTTTCCAGATAAAGCGGCTCCATATTTAGCCCCACTGGCAAACGGGCCAATACCAGATGTTCCTGCTCCGACCCCTGCGGCATTCAACCCCATACCCCCGGCAGCCCCTAAACCAGCCCCCAGGAGAGCACCTTTAAGGCGGTTCTTTTTATTGGTTAAAGCGCCTAGCCCAGCACCTGCGGCAGCCATGGCTAACGGAACCCAGAACGGCATTAACCCAGCTCCTCATCTTGACGGGCTAGGGGTTTGGGGAACCCGAACATCCCCATTTGTTGCTTCATCCAGGGGGCAAATGCCATCCACTGGTTATCCTGAAACCGTGGAGCCCAGTTGCGTTCCTGAGCCAGAGGGCTCATCATCATATCCATAAAGGGGTTGTGCTTGGCCTTCTGCTGCTGCAGCATTCCGGCTAACCCCATCATCATGGGGTTTAATTGGTTCTTGAAGTTCATCTATGCACCTCCTGTGAAAAAGCTGAAGAGACCGCCGCCACCACTCCGGGGTTGCTGCTGGGCCTGCCAGCGAGCCATCTGATTCTGGAACTGCTGGTTTAACGCATTGGTCCCGGCTTGAGACCCCTGGAAGCTGGGCTCCAGATCCTGGGCCAGATTGGCCTGCTGCCCCTGCATGGCTGCGTTGAACAGGTTAAACTGGTTGAGGTATGGGGTTAACAACTGGTTAGGCAGATCCAGCTCCACCATCTTCCGGTTAGCCGCAATATCCGCCAGCCCCTGTGCCCGGTTCTTCTCGATTTCCCCAATGCCGTACTTCTGGAACCCCACCGAGTTTTTCATCCCGGCATCAGCTCCAGCCATTTCCAGCTGGCCCCTGGCCCGGTTATACGAATTGTCTAGAGCAGCAATCTGGGGAGCTTCATAGGCATCCCCGTATTCATCAATCTTTTCAGGGCTTGGGTTAATGGCAGAGGGCAGATCCTTCATCAGCTTGCCCATATAGTTGGTGGCATCCTCCTGGATCTGTCGTTCTACCGGGGTGTTGAATACCCGGTTGAAATAGCCGTTTCTAGCTTTACTAAACGTCCTGGAGGATCTGAGCCGCCCGTTTTCGTAGTACCACTCATGGGTGGGTTTTGGGGATTTGGGCGGGGATGGAATATCCGGTTTAGATGTTGAACCCATGGTAATCATCCCTCAAGTAATCTAACAAAATTGTTGCGGTAGGCACCCCCTGAACAACCACAGACTGGGGCAGCATGGCCCGGAACTTAAAGCCAATGCGCTTATAAATCCGCTCAGCCGCTGCGGCTTCCTTGTCCTGCTTCTTATAGGCGGTCATTTCAACATCCAGCTTACGCAGTTCCAGATCCTCAAAGCTATAGCGGACAACCCACTTCAAAAAGTAAAGGGCATTCCAGGTGTTTCGATATTCTGGGAATAACGCCCCTCGGATCCGGCCTGTTTCATAGCGGCCAATCTCTACCCAGAAGGCCCCGGCAGGTTGCCCGTCCACCAGGGTGAGGAATCCATGGATGTTTCCTGCCCGGCAGTGCTGCTCCAGCTGATACAGCATCATAATCAGGTCATGGTCATAGTCATTAAGGAGATGCCGCTGATTTGACAGGGCCAGATTGAACATCAACTGACGATGTTGCCGGTCGTCCCAGTCTACCGGGAGGATATCCCGCACTTTTTTACCCTCTAGCAGTACTGAAGACATCGTAAAACAGGTCTACTTGCCGGATCTTGATCCGCTGATTGTTACTGAGGTTAATAAACCGGAACTTGATGGCGTTCCCTTTCCCCAAGTTCTTCACCTTAAAGGTTTGCTGACCTCCGGCATCCCAGAGCATCTCATCCCAGTTGGATTCATCCCAGCCGCCGCCGCTGTTAATCGCTTGAGTTTCAGAGTAGGCGGTTTCCTCCCCACGTCTCATAATCCGCCACTGGAAAACCAGGGACCCTTGTCCATCAGATTCGCACTGGATATGCAGTTCCCGGTAGCATTTTAACGGACCAACCCCATTATGGGCTATCCATTTACTTTCCCAGGTGGCTTCAACAGCAGACCCGTGATAGCTGTAGTCATCCCCGTGCTTGTAAACCTGCCCGGCATAACTACCATGGTACACTTTGCGATCAAAGACCGCTAAAGTGCTGGCCAGGATGTCATCAGTATCCCGGGGGTCGTTCCCACCCGTTACCGTGTCATGGATAATAACCTTGTTGTTGGTAGCGTTGGAGCCATATGGCACGGACAGCCAGATTTGTTTGGAGGGCTTATGGTAGACGGCACAGGCGTTTTTAATAGCAGCGGTGGTGTAGTTGACTCCATCCATAACCCCCTGAATCGGGTAGGTGGGGATCATATCTTCAATATCCCCGTACTGCTGAACCGGTTTCAACTTCCTGAAGCCGTCTTCACTGAGGAAGTATTGATCCAGACCCTTCTGAACGATTGTCCGGGGGGCGATACAGCCGTATTCATCGGTAATAGGACGTAGGCTGATGGGGTCGATTTCAGAACCAAACGGGTTCATGCCAGACATCCGGCGAATAGCCCGCTGTTTGTAGATGATTGCAATATTATCCGTAAGGGCTTTCATGCCGGTAAGATAGCCCCCAAACCCGGCATCTACATCAAAGGATTCTACAGAGGACTCGGTGTTATCAAAGTTGTTATGTGTTCCAGGCCGTGCCTTTTTAACCCGATGGGGGTAGGTGGGGTCTCCCCAGTAGAAGATGGACCCCCGGAAAACCATGGCCCCTTGAGGTCTAAAATCATCCCAGATGGGGTTTGCATCATCGGTAAAGCTAATAGTGGTGCAGGTAGTTCCGTCATAGTAGAGGGGGATGTCAGTGCCGTTACACATGATCAGGATCTCGGTGCCTGCCCCGTCATCCCATTCGGTAAACTGGTAGTATTTCCCGGCAGTATGGCCTGTATAAATCTGAGTGGCTGTATCCCCGGCAATGGTAAACACCTTGCCGCCAGCACAGACAATATTAATCCCGTTCCAGTCGTACTGACCGGTGATAACCGGGGTGCCAGACAAGGCAGAGGCTAGAACAGCATCATCCCCGGCGTATTTTAAGAGCCCATCTTCAGCCATCTCCCAGTTAACTGAGGAATGGGCAAACAGGAGGGCTTCAGTACCATCGGCCTTGTCAATAATGACTGGACCTGCCTGGGGTCCGGCGTGGTTATTCTGTCCCCCACTGAAATTGCTGTAGGTGCGCTGCTGGCTCCCGGCCATTAGTAGATAATATTCCTTATCGCGTGTTTCTGATGGGACTCATACTTGGATTTCATCCGGGGAGACTGCTGGAAGTGGTTTCCGCTATTGTTGCGGGCCAGTTCAAACAGCTCATTAGCAATCATCCCCTGTGCCCCTGCGGCTGGGTTCCCTTCATAGACCATTTCAAACTCAATGGCCTTCTCTTGAATCACCCGGTGGAAATCAGCAGGTAAATCCGGCTCATCAGCATCCAGGTTAAGTGCCGTCATATTCTCCAGGTAACGGAGATTAGCGGTTAAGGCTTCATCTGGCGTGGGGTAGAACCAGAGTTTGCGCTGGTAGATGCTACAGACTTGCGGGTAACCCGTGTCGGTTACAACCAGGAATTGACGCTTATAAACCTCATAGTCATCCCAGGGGATGATATCCATTGGAGGATCAGTCCCAATCTGGACCTGATCAATACTAAGAACCCCAGTGGGGATATTATAACTTTCCGTTCCGGCTACCAGTGCCAGGGTAGTGCTATTCTGGCGGTATTCATTGGCCCGGTTGAGCTTTAAGAGCACCCAGTTATAAGCCAGGTTAATATGCTCCCGGTAACGCCTTACGGTCTGAGACAAGTTCCCCAGATCGGCGTTATAAATCGTGCTGGGGCGGGACCCATCCAGGCGGTCTGCCATGTTCTGGGCAATCTGTAAAAAGGTGCTCATCTGCTACTCCCCGATAAGGGAGGAGAGAGGCCAGAGCCTCTCCCCCACCTTAATTCCTTTACTGACGGCCAAAGATGACCAGACGGACAGTCCCGTCAAGGTCAGTAATAGAGGTTGTATCGGCCCAGACCCCGATCTTGGTGCCCAGGTTGCTGTTTAGCCCGGAAGCCCCAGCGCCAGGAACCTGGGTGCCTCTTGCCCCTCTACCGGTTGCGGTCAGGGTTGCAGAGACAAAGTCGGTAGACCCATCAGAGCCCTCTAATGCAGCATCAGAGGTTGATCCTGCATTGGTCGGGTCGCTGGAGGTAATGGCCTTGAAGATAACGTTGGTGCCCGCAATCGCGGTAATGTTATGCTCCAGGACCACCCGATCTACGATGATATCGCTCAGATCGCAGTAAGCCGTGCCATCAGCCTGGGTCAGCAGGGTGTCTGCGGCCAGGTCGGTCATGTTGTACTTGCAGATCTTTACAATCTTGGTTACCCGGTCAGCGGCTTCAGCCTGGGGCAGAAAGCTAACGGCAACCAGAAGCGCAGCTAAGAAAACAAAAAACAGTTTTTTCATAGTCATCATCTCCTCTACGCTACGGTTGACAGGTTGTACAGACGGCCAAGGGTCTCACGAGCGTTGCGGAAAACTGCTGTGAATTCTCCCAGGACCATTTCCCGGACAAAGTCACCATCTTCAGGAAGCGGCTTGTTCACCCAGGCACGGCCTTCCATTGGATGCACCGAAATGGTGTCCTTCTGGAAGTAGTAGAGTTCATCCTTCCGCAGGTCAGGAAGCGTGACGATATCCACCTGAGCGTGAGAGCCGAAGTCATACCGGGAAACAAAAGAATCCAGGTTATGCTCTTTCTGGCTCATCCCGCCGCCCACGATCTTGGCGTCTTTCAACTCGTTCAACAGGCGTTGCTGACGGGTTGATACGGCAAAGCACAACTTGGTTGCGTCTCCACCATTGGTCAGGTAGGTCTCAATGACACCTTCAATCATGTTCTTGTCAATGGCGGCACCAGCCTTGTCGGTATTGGTTCCCACAGTGGTGGCCCAGTACCGGAACCCACCCATCTTGCGATCGGTGTAGTTGGTGGAATCATTGGCAGAGCGAAGGCCGTAGATCAAGGCAAACTGAAGCTCTTTCATCAGTTCCTTGGTCAGGTCATCAATCTGCTTGGCCAGCTTCATCTCATCCCCAACGGATTTCACATGCTGGGAGGTGCCGGTCAGTTTGGCTTCCCGCTGGAAAATCTGGGTGTAGTTGAAGAGGCGTGTCCCTTTTTGGCTGTCATCCCGTCCGGCGCTGAAGCCTTCTACGCGGGGGTTGCCCACGATAATGACTTCAGAGTTTACCGGGTGAGAGGAGGCAGTGGTGGACTGCTGAGCCCGGGTGACACAGTAGGAGCTGGCGTTGGTGACAACCGTGATGGTTGAAGACACCAGCAGCACTTCATCTTCAATTAGGATGAGAGTAACCCCGTCAATGTAGCGTTTCGGGGCATTGGTCCCGGAAGCGACAGTGATAACGGTGGTGGAGGAGCTGGTCAGCGCTGCAGACAGACTGTCTTTAAAGCCCACCAGGGTTTTATCCACCCACTCGAATTTGTTGTTGGTGACCATTTCATTGAGTTTCAAGAACATGGCCAAAAATTTGGTATCGCGGTCAGCAACCGCCTTGAGCATTTTATGAACCTGCTCAAGCTTGCCACCAAAGTCGGTAGCGTAACTGATGGTTCCAGACATTATTAAATCTCCTTAAATCTTAACGTTGGCGTAGTGCCCGAATCATCTGGAAGCTGTCTCCAGACTCCAGGGCTTTATCAAATGAACCGGCAGTGACAGCAGGTACAGCGTTGGAGGATTCCACGTACGACTCCTGTTTCATCACTTGCTTTTGCTCAGCAGTCAGTTGCGCTGTCCGAGGCTGGGACACCAGTCCAAGGGCGGCGGCTTTCTTCTTCAGATCCGGGCCAATCTGCTGAGCAATCTGGGCTCGGATCTGGGTGTTATTCAGTGCAAAACTGTAGGCTTGATCAAAACTGACCCCGGGGTTGTTCTGGACAATCGCCCCGGCATACTGTTGAACCAGGTTGTTTTCCATATTAGCGGCTAAGGTGAATACAGCTTCTTCCACAGGACTCCAGGAATCCACATCCTTCTCGGCAATCCCGGAGAACCCAGGGACATAGGTATCCAGCAGGGCCACGGTCTTCTGATTGGCTTGTTGCGCCTGTTGCTGGAAAGCCTGCTGCTGGGCCAGTTGCTCCTGCTGCTCAAAGCGCTGGGCAATCTGGTTAATCTTTTCAAAGAGCGGTCCGCCAATTTCCATGAGCCGGGCATCAAACAGGGCCTGTTGATGTGCCGGGTTGGTGGGATCAAAACTGTCCTCATCAAAAGGAAGCTGGAAGGGCTGGACCTCTTCCTCCTGTTGCGGATAAAACTGCCCCTGGGCATATTGCTGGGTTAACAGCGGGTCACTGGCAATCTCTCTCAGGAGCTGGTTGCGGCGTTCTTCTGCTTCCTGGTCAGAGACTTCAGCAGGCTGCTCTTCTGCGGGGGGTTCCGCTGGGGCCGGGCTGGGCTGAGGGGGTTCTGCCGGGCTTTCGGCGGAAGGTTCAGCAGTCCGCAAATCGGAAATCATACCAAGAGTATTCACCTCGGCTTCAGCCGGGGCATTCGTATTGGGATCCATCACTCTATCCTTTTTTCACTAACTCTTTTTGCTGCTGCATCAGGTTCAGACAGCGCTTAATCCCAGAGATAAACGTCAGTTGAGAGGCGTATTTGGTGGCCTCTGCTTCGGTAAACTCCGAGATATTAGGGGTGTACGTGGCAATCAACTCTTCTGCCAAGGCTGTAAAATGAGCCCAGCCGGGATGCTCTTCCAGGTCCATAATGGCTCTAGCCGCTTCAATGCGCTGAGCATGCTTTGCTTTTTCTTCAGGGGTTTGAAACCGCACTAGTCTTGCTCCTTGTTCTGGGCCTGGAATTCAGATAACTGCGCAGTCCGTTCAGACATCTGGGCGTTATGCTGCCCCATTGCTTCGGTATGGGCCTGTTGTTGGAACTTCAGTTGCAGCTCCATCTTCTTGATTTCCAACTCGGCCAGTTTGATCTGAAAGTCCTGCTGTTGCTTTTCAGCCTTCAGCCGCAGTTCTTCCTGCTCTTTGGCAATCAACAGCTGCTTCTCTTCTTCGGCGGCTTGCTGGTCTCTTTCATCCACTTCTGCCCGCTCCTCTTCATTCATCAAGAGGCGGTCCCGGTCGAGATCCATCAACTGGAAGGTGTCTTCTGCCACATTTACCCAGTTCAAATACTTTCCAGCAGGGGACTGGCCAATCTGCGGCAGGGCTTGGGCAATGCCCATCAACTGCTCCTGCTTGCGGATGACATTCTGATACCCCACCACCTTGATATCCATATTCGGCAGGGGCACCACAGGGAGTTCTGCCAAGGGGTTCCCCGCCTCATCCTTGGGCTGGGTAATCTCCTGAATCTCCTGATAAATGGTGTCATCAAACTGCAGACGGTCATAAATCGCCTGGTAACTCAGTTCCAGAACGGGTTTAATCAGTTTGTCATTGATGTTAAATGCATCAATATGCATCTTCCCACTGGAGTTATTCTGGGCCTGGGTGATTTCAGTGGCGGTATTATTGCCCCCCACTTCAATCATCCCTTTCACCACCTTAGGGACGGTGACGGTCTCAAACTCCACTTTCAGTTCTGCCACTTCCTGGTAAGCAATCTGCAGCGGGCTCATATCCTGCATCAGCGGAATGAGCTGATCCTGCATCCCCTCCTTGGTGACCTTAATCAAGGCCCCAGGACGGTTGATGACGTTATTGGGGTTAAAGACCGAGTCTTCATAATACTTGGTGGGCGGATGGATTCTGAGGTAAATCTCATCCAGCTTGCTGTTAAAAATACGGTTAGCGGCTCTGAGAATTCCTAATCCTTTAGAGTTGAGGCCGTAGCCATAGAAGCAGTCTCCATCTGGCCTCAGCGCCATGAAGACATAAGGGGACTTGGGACAGCCTGGAGGGAAAGGCTGGAAGCGAATCAAAGTCTTGTCATTGACTAAGGTGGCCACATAATTGCGGTACACCTTCCCGTCAATCACAATCCGGTGTATCCAGGCTTCCTTGATGTTAAGCCCCTTGGGGGTTTTCTTCCCCTCTTGCTTTACTTCCTGCTGCTCATCATCCAGGCTGAGTTCATTCAGGTTGAAATAGTTGGTCTTATTGGCAGACGCCATCAGGTCTTCATAGAACTTGTGGGTTTCCTGAATCCGGGTGGTCTGGTTGAAATCCCCTCTGATGGGATACATCACAAAGTTCTCTATCGGAACCACATCAATCCAGACATTGTTAAAGTAGGTGGTCTCCTGAGGTTTGCGGACCTTCTTGGTCCCCACCTGCTCCTCGATAATCTCCCCAGTGATTGGGTCTTGAGCAATCCCCATTACTGGCTCATCCACCCAGGGGTATTCCACCGTGGTCTCTTCTTTCCAGTAAACCTTGAGGCAGGCGTGGTTCTTGGTCTTTAGGCTATCGTAGGCTTTGCCTAGTTGCTGGGCGTAATGGTTCCGCTCAAACCGGTATTCCAGGTATTTCTGCATCACCTCAGCGCCAGGATGGTCTTCATCGGTTCTGCCACTAATGGTAAAGATCTGGTCATTCTTGGGGATGGTGGTGGAATGAATATGAGCATACCAGGATTCCGCTGCATCAAATGCCCAGGGGAGACATTCATTGCTCATCCAGTCGAGTTCAGGGGACTCGATTTTCGGCATTCGGCAATGATAAGCGTCTTCACACTCTTTCCAGTGTGTTTCATAGGGCTCCCGATCAGCCTTGCCCTTATTCCAGCAATCCAGGATATGAGTTTTAATCGACTCCTGGGCTTCCATGGATAAAGTAACAGGCTTGGCCTGGATAACGGTTTTCTGGGTTTCCAATTCGGCTCCTTAAAGCTTATAATGGCGTTATGAATGATTGGCTATCGATAGAATCCGCCCCGAAAGACGGCACCCCGATACTGATATGTGAAGGGGATTGTTATGCTGTTGTTCATTGGGGGGAATATGCAAATATGTTCCGCTCTGGAGATGGTTGGATTGATGGGCATATGGACACTGAGGATGGCAATTATGCCTATAACCCTGATGCCTGGATGCCAATCAAACCATTTACCGGCCTCTTAAAAACTTGTTCAGTGCTGTAGGAACACTAACCGACTGCTCCGGCTTGGTGGACTTGAGAACGATGGGGTCGTATTTCTCCACCAGATAGGAAGCAGCGTCAAAGATGTGCTTCAGGAACTTCTGTTTCGGGTCTTTCTTGATGGCGTTTGGCGTGGGCTCATCAATCACCCCAGTGCCTTCCTTGTACTTCAGGTTTTGCAAGTTTTGAATCAGCCATTTACAGCGGGGGTTAATGAAAACCCGTCTTACCCCATTGGTATTGCAGACCATCGCATTCCAGGCGGCCACCCGATCCGGTGGGGCCGGGTTCTTCTCCCGGATATCGACCCGAACTTTGGAGGGGTAATGATGAAAGTTAAACCGGTCTCGCATCAAGGTGTAGCTAGTGCCGCCCACTTTCTCATTCTGGACGTTCCGAGACCCCCCGGAAGCATCCCCGGTAATCACCACGCCGTTTTCATGGTTGGGGTAACGCCTTACAAACTCGTCAATACACTCTGGGATGTTGGTGTTTTCAATCACAATCTCATCAAAGAAGTGATATTCCCCGTTGTAGCGGTGAGCCAGCGCCCAGCTCATCGGGTCCACGTTAAAGTCACAGGTGAGATAGATGGTGAGATCCGGTTTGTATTCAGTGTTGGTAATGTTTAAGTCGCTGAAGTTGTAGCTCACAAGACCTCGTGTATAATCACCGTCCTGCCCAAGAACCATAATCTTGTACAGTTCCGGGTCATAGGTGGCTTGTAGGGTTGCAATAAAGGCATCCGGGACATGGGGATTCTCAAGAGTGGCAGCAATCACCCGGCGACGGCTAATCTTCACCCGCTTCCCCCGGATATCCACCTCAGTTATTCCCCCCTGAGCCACAAACTGCTCATGCTGCCAGCCTTTGGTGGCTTGGGGGTTGGTGGTGAGAATGACCTCAATCGGAGTGCCTTCTGCCGCTTGCCGGAGTCGCCCTAGGAATTCCTCATAAGCCGCTTGAAGCAGCATGCTGGATTCTTCCAAGTGGCCGCCGATGCCGTTCACAGACCGGAGGGCCAGGGGGTCTTCAATCCCCTTAAAGATGGCTCTTGCGTCATCCCAGCCTGGAATTCTAATAATGTGGTCTGATTTATTGGGTTTGTGCCGGATTTTGGCGGCGTCTAAGAGTTCCAGCCACGTCTCCCAGGTGGTAATCTTGAGGCGCTCCCAGGCATCTGCACCGACCAGCCAGGTGGCTCCAGGGTTCTTGGAGAGAACCTTCAGCCCTTTTAAGGTGCCAAGGAATGTTTTCCCGGCTCCCACCCCACCTTGATAGAGCTTAATGTCGTAATCGACCCCGGGGTCCGGGTTAAAGACTTCCCACTGCTTAGGAAGGAGTTTGATACTATACATCAGGAGTGATGTTGAAGCCTGGGGTCTCTTCGTCTTCTTTGTTTTCCTGGGTCTTCAGAACCGCTTTCCGCTTCTCCAGGTAGCTGGCTAATCCAGCCTTGATAAAATGCTCTGCCAGCTTATTCGGGAACCCTTCCCCGTCTTGAACTGTAAGTCCCATTAACCCAGAAGCCCGGGTGTTCCTGTAGTCCAGTAAATGGTCTAGAATCAGCTCCCCGGCAATAGAATCAATAAGCTTCTCCCGCTCATGTTCTTCATCAACCAAGTTTATTGCCTTTTCTTTCCGATTCTTTCCCCATCCTTCCAGAGAGGCTCTTTTAGAAATGGTGTTGGGGCTGACATTGTAATCCTTAGCAATATCAGATGGTTTTTCCCAGTGGGCTTCGTAGCGGGCTCTAATCTCCCCCCAGTTTGGAGGTTTCTTTTTGGACATTAGTCACTCTCGTTCTGTTTCTGCCAGACATACTCCCGAACGAGTTGCTTAATGCTCTGCTCTAACCCTTTGCCTGCTACAACACAGGGGATATCCGGGTATCTTTCTCGGTGCAGCTGGGCATAATACTCTGAGCTTTTTACCTGGAGCGGAACAGAAATCCCTTTGTATTGAACCCAGTAGTCAATGCCTCGGTAATCATCTGCGCTCTTTCGCTCCACTTTCTTGAAGGTATCAATATATTCCCCCTTCTGAAGCTTTAACAGAGCACCGAAAACAATGTATTCAGAGACATACCCTTTAACAAGGGTTTGATAGACTTTTTTAGGAAGCATTTAACTTCTCCAGCCGGGCCTTTGGAATCGCTCGGTAATAATCCTTCAACACCAACCCCACCCGGTCATACAGGGGCATCTCTAACGCCTGCCTGTAACACCTGGCAGCACTGTCAGTATCCTTCAGGGCTTCATAGACCAAGCCCAGGGTGGTAATGGGTTCCGCTCTCTCCGGTTCTAACCGGTGACAAATCTGAAGCAGCCGGGCTGCATGTTCGAGTCGCTCGGTGCTCTTCTCTTCCGTGGCTATCTCCAGGTTTAACTTGCCGCAGTAGAAGAGGCTAATGAACTTGGTGGCGTTGTCCACGTTGGGGTGCTGGGCGGCTCTATAAAACAGCTCCTCAGCATTTCGTCTGTACAAGGGGGTATTGTTGGGATCATCAGGGTGGACGGCAAGGAAGCGGTAAGACTCAGCGATACCAAACCAGTTCTCAGGATCTTTCTCCTCTAGAATACGAAGATACTTCAGTGCTGCTTCCGGTCTCCGTTGTTCCGGCTTGCGGTGGCGGATAACCAGATCGGCATACATCGTTTGTTGAACATGGGGCTTCTTAGGAACAGGGGACTCATGGACAAACCCCCGCCAGGAAAAGTCCCGGGTCTTAAAGATTGAAAGCCGTCTCTGATAACTGGCTTCATCCTGCTGGTACTTGCACCACAATCCGGTGATTCGATGGCGGCGGGCATATTCACAGGCGGGCTGGATAATCTGGGGATTGAGAACGATATCGTCTGCATCTAACCAGATAACCCAGGGGGTTTTAACAAAAGACAGAGCGTAATTACGAGCGGCGCTAAAATCATCAATCCAATCAAAATGATGTACATCAGCGCCAAAAGTCTCACTGGCAATATCGGCGGTGTGGTCAGTGCTACCGGTATCCACAATGATGATTTCATCAACAAAATCTCGAATTGACTTCAAACAGATGGGAAGCAGTTGCTCCTCATCCCGGACAATCATATTAAGGGTAATCACGCCAGTACCTGCGCTTCCCACTGACGGGCTATGTCCATCCAGTCTTGAGGCTTATCCCGCATCATAAACTTGAAGTCCTTATGGTCTTCATCGTCCCAAGGACGGCTAAACCATTTCATATCCTGCAAAGCGCACTCAGCAAATTCTTGGAGCTCTGCATAAGCGTCCACTCTCTCTGGTAAAGCCCCAATATTAGGGGTTATGGGGTAACACCCGTGGGCCTTTGCTTCATCCAGGGCTAGGCAATATGTCTCCGGCCAGATACAGGGGTAAAAGAATATCGAAGCTTTTGCATACTCCCGGTAAAGCTGCTCTTGATTCAGGCTTCCTAGCAGCTCCACCCCTTCCATCTCTGACAACTCTGCAAAGATGTGGGCGTACTGAGCATCCTTCTCAGGCTCCCCGTAGGTCTCCATACTGGAGCAGATGGCGATGGTAGCCTGAGGCTCTTTCTCTTTTATTTGTTTAAATAGTTTTGGGATTCTTTCGAGTCCTCGGAAGGGGGTTGAGGCATAGATGAGGCGGTAAGGGTCTTTTTCGTACCCCCTGGCCAGTTCATCCAGCCAGACCCCGTGACCAATAACCTCGGAGTCAATCTTCAGCTTGTCCTTGAAATCATCGTGGTGGCACTGGCTTAAGGTAACCACCTTATCAGCGTAACACCGGCCATAGGCAGCATTCTGCTGAATCACCGGCTGGTCTGAAAAGTGGTGGGTCCACCAAACTCGCTTGGAGATGGGGAAGTTCTCCAGCAGTTCCGCTACCTGAGTCACTACCACATCACAAATGGGCTGGGGTTCTTTCAACTGTTCCGGGGTAGTCACCCAGTGGACTTCATGCCCCAGCTTCTGCAGGGCTTCACCCAGGAAGATGACACATTTTTCTGTACCCCCAGAGGGCAGCTCCCGTACTGATCGGGAGTCATAGGGCTTCTGGCGGGGGAAGATGAATAGTATTTTCATAACTCTCTATCCTGTATTGACTTGAAAAAGGAGGAGGGGGAGCGGTTAAACTGAATGGTTTGAGGAAAATTAAGAAACACCCGCAGGTGAATTAGCAGAGAAAGTAGAAGGAAAGGGTTGGTGTTAGACCTGCGGGCGGTAAAATTAAAAAGCCCCGGGAGGGGCATATCTAAGCGTGGAGTGTAGTTAGAACTTATTCAATGACTTTGGATTTGAAGTATCGTCTAGCCTGTTCCTCTGGGCACTCGTAATTGCCCTTAATCCCGTAAATGCAGAGGTCTCCACAGGCTTCAGCCTTTGCATTAAAGCTTTTACCAAAGCAAAAAGGCGGTGGTAAACGTTTGTTTCGGTGACCGGGTTCCACATTACCCACCTTTTAACACTTTCTTAGGGCCTAATTCCCTATCGTCTTGATTCAACCAGTCTTCATAAGTAAGACATTTTGCAACTGTGTTACCTCGACAGATACGACAGTATCTGACTTCTTGGATTACATTATCCTGGTTAGAATATAGTGATTTGCACACAGAGCAGATAAAACGATTACAAAGCTTTGTTGGGACAGGCTGTCTATAAGACACATATAGATTAGTTTTCCCTTCCTGGGACCTGTCTACCTCTTCATATTTATGAGGGGGAAGCTTTGTGATTTTATATTGTTCAGGCTCAGACCGTTCTTGATAGCGCTCTTTTAATTTCGCCTCTGCCAAAACATATGTATCAACCGACACCCTAGCCTGGTTTGCAACACCTTTTAAGGTGTCTTTTCGGTTGCAGCGGTTTGAATAATCCCCTCTCCCCACCTAACTCGCCTCCACCAAGGGCAACTTCTTTTGCTGCTCCAAGTAATACAGATATCCTTCAGGCGGTAAACTCATGGCCCGGGTATGCTCCCCCACATGCGGCATTGCTCTGGTCTGCTGAGGTTGCTCTGGCTTTTTCTGCAATTTCTCTTCCCTATCCACGGCTTGATGCTTCTGCCGGTTCAACCATTCCGGCTGGTCATCCGGCTTCACCCGGTTAATGCTGTGCTTCCCGGTATTCAGGCTAAACCCCTGCCATTCCATGACCCGACAGGAATCATCATCATGGGTCTTGCTACGTTTGCGGCAGTTGGGACAGTAGGTTATGTAAAGCAGGATGTAATCGTATTTACTGATGTGGCTGTGGAGCCAAGTCAAAACCGTTTTACGGCCTGAGCCGCAATGCGTAATTCTGTACATCCTACATAGGCCTGATTGAGACGTTATACTTCATCCCTTCAAGGATGAAATCGATATCCGCCTGGCCACATCCAACCCCTTTGCCTGTGACATTGGCCCCTTTGGCCTCAATTGCTTTTTCAAGCCATTCTCTCATGTTGAAAAAGGCTTCAATATCCATTTCATCCAGTGTAAAACCGAATTCATTCGTCATCTCTTCTATCCCTCTTTGGCAATGCTGTGGCCTGCCTAGTCCAGCAGGTCTTGTGGAGCTGTGATTCTGGTACTACCTCCACTCTACCAGACTGAACCACCATCTTTAAAGGGGTCTTCCTTCCCAAAAAGTTTTAACATTGTCCCTGGGTTGGGGGCCCCCTCATCCTCCAGTAATGCTGTAACCGCAATCATCATCTGGCAGGTAAATACCTCACTAAGCCCCAGCCTTGGGATATCACAGCGGCTACAATCCCCGTTGATTAAATAACAATTCACAGCACTACGGGTCCAGTGCCTGTCCGTTGTTGCCAACTTCCACTCCTCCTATTTCAGCAAAAGTAAAAACCCCATGAATCCTGGGAACATTAATCCTGTGACAAACTGTTTATCCAGTATGCAAAAGGCAAGAACGGCCCCTGATAGCAAGGCCATCATTACCTTAAGTCTGTCGAAATCTTCAATACTCACCTGTGACTCTCCTCCTCTGTTAGTGGTTAAAAACGCTTCCCAAATATGTGAAACAGCGGTTTCTTTTTGTACCCATAGATATTGACTTCTTCTTCGCTCCAGGGGTCTATGGAATACCCTTCTACCAGCTCAAAACCTAGTAAATCTAGTAGCTTTGAAAGGCACCTCTTAGTTGCATCATCCCCAATGGTGATTGTTTTAGGGGCATTATCAACGACATATGCTCTATTACCAGTGGTACAGATTCTGTAGTTCTGCCCCTCAACGGTAAAAATCAGTACTCTCTCCTGCATCACCCCTGCCCCTCCAGGGGTCTAAGGAGATTCATTCCGATAGCTGTTTCACTGGGGGAGTAAATCATATCCGGGGGGAGCCCCAGAAGAGACCGCCCCTCATACTCTGAAATTAACCCTGCCTGGTACAACATCACCACCGTATGAATCCTAGCCTGTACGTCAGGGGATGCTGAGAGGTTCTCAATCACCTTTTTCAACCCCTGTATCCGGATATCAGTCATTGCGCTTCTCCTTTTAGAAGACGCTCAATCTCAGTAGTCCCAATTAAATACTGCCTTCCAATTCTTGTGGCCTTTAGCAGACCTTGTTTCACATATACACGGACTGTGTACGCAGAAACATGTAGTAATTTCGACGCTTGTTCAGTTGTTAAATAGTTTTCTATCATTTTGTTTCTCTCCTATCTAAATTGTCATCCGGTCAGCATAACGACCGGTTCTAAAGTCATATAACAACTCGGTTTGGCCCAGCTTCCCGTTCTCCTTGAACCGGATCTTCTGGATATAGATATCCACCAGCCCCCGCTTCTCCTCGGACATATGCCGCCACACAGACAGGCAGTTATCCGCCTTGTTTCGCCAGTGAGCAGACCCGGAAACATCATAGGGGGTAGGAATGGGGTAATCCCCGTCTTTATTTTTAGCAAGCTTCGTGGGGTGTGCTACCAGCCACACATGCACCCCGTGTTGCCGGGCAAACTGGCGGATCTTGGTTAAGGCTTGGGAGATGTACTCCGTTTCCGTCAGGTTGTTGGGGCGGGCATGGTCAATCTCGTTCCAAGGGTCCAATATCAACCCCCGGATGCCCTTACGGTAGACCAACACTTTCGCCAACTCCAGCACGTTCTCCAGCTTCAGGTTGTCTTCATCCGGCAGAATGAAACTGTAGTGGTTATTGGTCCACAGTTTTGCCTGCAGCATCTCGGAGGCATCCATGTGGCCATAGATAGCCCGTTCAAACGGCTTGCCCACATACTTCTCAATCAGCTTGGCAATGTGCCGCTCCAAGGGTTGGTTCTCCGGGCTGAAGACCCCAAAGGTCCAGCCGTGGTTCAGTGCTAGGTTCACTGTCAGGGCGTCAATAAACTCGGACTTCCCATGCCCCGGGATCCCGGTAACCAGTGTCCATTCTCCAGGGCGTACCCGGTAGAGGCCATCCAGAGATTTCCAGCCGGTGGGGTCTCCCGGCTTTAGTCCGAAGTCATATAGGTTATCTACCCGGTCTGACAGGTCCAGAACCTCGAACACCCCTTTGACGGGATACGGCTTGGCATTCTGGATGCATTCCGCTAGGGCCTGAGCCCCATGGGTTACTAGGACTTCATTGGCATCTTTGCACCCATCCACCCACTGGACCCGGTGGCACTTGTCCCGCCCTAATCGGCGGGCCAGTTCCTCCTCCAGTTTCTGTCCAGGTTCATCGGAATCTACCGCTAGAATAAACTGTTTCACGGCTTCCAGTTGGCTCTGGCAGTTCTCCAGGTACTCGAACTTGTTCGAATAATCCTTGGTGGTTACTGCAGGAGCCCCATCCGGTACGGACACCACGTTGGTGAATCCCGCCATCTCCAAGGCAAGCTTATCCATCTCGCCTTCCACAATGACCGTAGTTTCCTGGATGTCATTGAGCCCGTAGAGGACCCTTTCAGCCCCAGAGACCATCCGAAAGTTCTTGGCCCCATCTCGGTACTTGATGTTTACCACTTCATTCCCCCGGTAAAAGGGGAACTGGATGGCATTCACCGTCTCTTCAACCTGGGGCATGTACACTTCACCGTAGCCGATCTTGTTACGCACCAGCACCGGTTCAGTAATCCCCCGAGCCGCAAACCAAGCCACAACCTTTTCAGGCAGCCCTGTGGGGTTGTACTCCGGTTTCCGCCAAGTTTTGGGCTTCCACTTGAACGGATCAGAAGCCCCCTCGACCCCGGACTTCAGAGACCCCCGCCAGTCACAGTGGTGGCAGATCCACACCTCTTTCTCGGTGTTTACCGACATACAGGGCACCTTGGACTTTCGCCGGTGCGGGCTGCACTGGGGGCAGGTGGTGTACACCTCTTTGCCGTATTTGGAACCCAGGTGGATTCCGTAATCTGCAAAGGTCTTCATCAGTACACCGGTATCCTGGGTTTCTGGGGTGGGACTTCCAC